TGGTTCCTTTTGCATCCTTTGATAAAAAGATGGATGCTCTAGGTAAAGAAATCCGCTCCTTTTTCTCTAATGTACCAGCGCAAAAAACACCAGTATCTAAAGAACAAAAGAAATCAACCGTGCAATCAGCAGGACAAGGCCCAAAACAAGCTGTACAATCCGCAAAAGATACAGCAGAGAAAAAAGCCAGACGGTCTAGGTTACTAGACACAAATAGACAAAGAGCTGACTCAGAAGTTGGAAGAACTGGCGCTGCTAAACCTAGACGTAAGACAGCTATGCCAGGAGAAAGTGGTGTTGCCTTTCCTAAAGCAACTAAACCAAAGGCTCGGCCTAAAACTGTAGATACTAAGTCTAAACCTAAAAAGACTACTCCTGTTGCTCCTATTACAAAAACAAGAGAGCTTGGATCTACACCTGGAAGTCAGTTGCGTGAAAATGCAATTAGTTCAGCTCGAAAATCTGAAGCTGCTTCTAAAAGAAAAGCTGCTGATCGTCGCGCAGAAAAAGATAAAGGCTCAAGAAACACTAGGACTAAGACTAGACAACCAGGACGGTTTAGCGAAGAAGCGGCTAAAAAGTTTTTTAAAGAAAAATTTGGGATCGACGTAACCTACGATAAAGGTGATGACCTTGATCCGTTGGTAGCTCGTGGAGAAGAGCCTGGCCGGAAAAAAGGTGGCATGGTTCAGTTTACTAAGCGTGGTGGGATGTATAACAAACCAGCGAGGAAAAATTCTAAAGGATGACTGAGCAACAGGAAAAATTCCTTAATGCCTTGTTTGGTGAGGCGCAGGGTAACTTTAGGGAAGCCATGAATATTGCTGGCTATGCTTCTACAGAATATCCTGCCCGACTAATCCGTAGTCTAAAGTCAGAGATTATGGAACGGGCTGAATATATGTTGGCGGCTAATGCTCCTAAAGCTGTGCTGTCCATGTCAGGTATCTTAGATGATCCTAGTGCTCTAGGCAACAAAGATAGACTAGCAGCGGCCAAAGAGATTCTTGATCGCGCTGGTATTGTAAAGACTGAAAAAGTAGAACATAAAACAAATGGGGCGGCTATTGTTATTTTACCGCCGCTAGAGGAAGAGGATGGCACATCCGAAGATTAATCATCTAAGATCTGAAAAGTACAGAGCTAGGGGTAAGTTACCTTTTGGTTTTGACAGAGAAGTAGATGACGATGGAGTAGGTTGGCATGTTCCCGATCCAAAGGCGTTAGAACTTTTGGGTGAGGCTATTGAGCATGTTAGATCAGGACGTTCAGTTAGATCTGTTGCAGCTTGGCTGGAAGCAGAAACGAACCGTAAACTATCTGGAACTAGATTACACAAACTTGCCTGGACCGAGGAAGAGCTTGATGACAGACGCAAGAAACGTCGTAAGAAACTTACTCCTGAACAACGCAAGCTTGAGGATCTTAAAAATACTGAGAAGCAAACTCGGATTAAAGCAGAGCAAGCTAAGCGACGACTAGATAAAGCTAAATCTAAAAAAGAACAGTCCATCGTAGAGGGTCTTGATTTTGCAGATGAGCCTATTGAAGATACTAGAGAAGTTGCATTCCGCCCTAATTCTGGCCCCCAGACAGACTTTTTATCGGCTAATGAACGGGAGGTATTTTACGGCGGGGCTAGAGGAGGGGGTAAGACTTACAGTCTTCTTATTGCTCCTCTACGTTTTGTTGACAAGCCTACGTCTCGTGCATTACTAATTCGTAGGTCAATGCCTGAATTGCGTGATGTTATCTTTCAAACGCAACAGATTTATCCAAAGGTGGTCCCTGGTGCAAAGTTCAAAACTCAGGAGAATACTTGGCACTTCCCATCCGGTGCTCGTATTGAGTTCGGATATTGCGAAAATCTGCAAGACGTTTTGCGTTATCAAGGTCAATCGTATTCTTGGATCGGCGTAGACGAATTACCACAGTACGGTTCTCCTGATGTGTGGCACTTCCTAAGATCCTCTTTACGGTCAGCGGATACTAGCATACCGCTTCACATGAGGGCTACAGGAAACCCTGGTAACATTGGCTCTCGTTGGGTAAAAGAATTATTTATTGAGCCAGCAAAACCTAATACACGGTTTGCAGAAAAAGTAGAATATGAGTTAGAGGGTAAGACACTTTCTACTGAGATTACCAGAAAGTTTATTCCTGCCTCAGTTTGGGATAACCCTTATCTAACTCAAGATGGCAGTTACATTGCTATGCTGGCATCGTTGCCAGAAGTCAAACGTAAGCAGTTTCTTTATGGAGACTGGGATGTTGTTGAAGAAGGCGCGTTCCCTGACTTTAACAGAGCTACTCATGTAGTAGAGCCTTTTGAGGTTCCTCATGGTTGGACTAGAATCAGGGCTGCTGACTTTGGGTTCTCTTCTCACTCTGCTATTTTGTGGGGTGCTATAGATTACGATAATAATATATGGATTTATAGAGAGCTTTATGTCAATCGACTGACAGCAGATCAACTAGGTCGTATGATTAGAGAAGTTGAAGAGGGTGACGGACGAATCCAAGATGCAGTATTGGATAGTAGTTGCTGGGCTAGACGAGGTGACAGAGGACCGTCTATTGCAGAAACTCTAAATGCAGAGGGATGTAGATTTAGACCGTCTGATAGATCGCCGGGATCTCGTGTAAGTGGTAAGATTGAGATTCACAAAAGACTAATGGTCGATGAAGATACTGATGAACCAGGGATTAGATTCTTTGAAACGTGTCCTAATGTAATTAGACAGTTAGCGTCTATCCCGTTAGATAAAAGAAACCCAGAAGATGTAGATACCCATGCTGAAGATCACGCTTATGATGCACTGAGGTATATGGTTTCTTCTAGGCCAACTAACTTACGAACTGCTTACGAAAACACACCCAAAACAAATTGGCGTCCTTCTGACAACCGATTTGGATATTAACAGGAGTTACTATGTCCGATACCTACGAAAATGATATTATTAATGTTCTTGATGACGATGAGGAAGATAGAGGTTCGTACAGTAACATTGTGAGTTACGTTGAAGATAGATTTGAAAGAGCAAAGGATGCAAGGTATCATGATGAATCAAGATGGCTACAATCGTATAGAAACTATCGGGGTATCTATGGCCCGGACGTTCAGTTTACTGAAACGGAAAAGTCGCGTGTGTTTATTAAGGTTACGAAAACGAAAGTGTTGGCGGCGTATGGTCAGCTAATTGATGTACTGTTTAGTCAGAACAAGTTTCCGATTAGTGTAGATCCTACTACTCTACCTGAAGGCGTAGCAGATACAGTTAACATAGATCCTGCGGTAGAGGCAGCCGAGCAAGAATTAATAGATCGGTTTGGTTTTGAAGGAGATGACAAAGAAGATATTTCAGATAAACTTGGACCTCTTAGAGAAGATTTAAAAGATTTTAAAAACGTCCAAGAAGGTCCAGGTGCAACTCCTACTTCTTTAACTTTTGAACCTGCTATGGTTGCTGCTAAAAAGATGGAAAAGAAGATTAAGGATCAGTTAGAAGAATCTGCTGCTACTCGACATCTACGACATAGTTGTTTTGAATGTGTGACGTTTGGCACTGGGATTATGAAAGGTCCGTTTGCTTTTGATAAAGAATATTCTAATTGGGGTGAGGACGGTGAGTATAACCCAATTATAAAAACAGTACCACAGGTAGAACATACATCAATCTGGAACTTCTATCCTGACCCTGATGCTTACAGCATGTACGATTGTGATTATGTTGTCGAGCGACATAGAATGACACGCTCTCAAGTTAGATATCTTAAAAAGCGCCCTTACTTTAGAAACGATGCAATTGAAAAAGCAATTAAGTATGGCCCAGACTATACTCGTGAGTGGTGGGAAAACGATCTTGATGACAATCAAACTGCTGAAGGTAACTCAGCTTACTCAGGCACTGATATTGAAAGATACGAGGTTTTAGAGTTCTGGGGTACGATTGATGCCCAGATTGCTCGTGACAATAATTTGGAGATCCCTGATGATTACAAAGATGAAGATGAAGTTCAAATCAATTGTTGGGTATGTAACGGCGAAGTTCTGCGCCTTGTTATCAACCCTTTCACGCCTAAGCGTATCCCTTATTTTGCGACCCCTTACGAAGTTAACCCATACTCTTTCTTCGGCGTGGGACTCGCTGAGAACATGGATGATACGCAAACTCTCATGAATGGCTTCATGCGATTAGCAGTTGATAACGCTGTTCTCTCTGGGAACCTGTTAATCGAAGTAGACGAATCCAACCTGACTCCTGGTCAGGACTTAACTGTTTATCCTGGTAAGGTTTTCCGCAGACAAGGTGGCGCACCAGGGCAAGCAATCTTTGGTACGAAGTTTCCTAATGTGTCTGGTGAGAACATGATGCTCTTTGATAAGGCGCGTGTTCTTGCTGACGAGTCTTCTGGTCTACCGTCGTATTCTTATGGACAGACAGGTGTTCAAGGTACTGGTCGAACTGCATCTGGTATCTCCATGTTGATGGGTGCTGCGAGTGGTTCTATTCGTACTGTGATTAAAAACTTAGATGATTTCTTACTTCGTCCTTTGGGTGAAGCTATGTTTGCATTTAACATGCAGTTTGATTTTGATCCAGAACTGAAAGGTGACCTAGAAGTTAAGGCTCGTGGAACTGAAAGCTTTATGCAAAATGAAGTTCGGTCACAACGACTCATTAGTTTCCTACAGATTGTCAGCAATCCTACCTTAGCTCCTTTTGCTAAGTTTCCATATATCATGCGTGAGATCGCAGCTACAATGGATTTAGATGTAGATAAAATTACTAATAGTCCAGAAGAGGCTATGAGACAAGCCTTGATGATGCAACAGATGCAAAAAGAAGCAATGGGTGATCCTGCACAAGCTGCTGTCGGACAAGACCCAATGGGTACTGGTGGCGGAACTATTGGTACTGGTCAAGCTCCTGTTCCAGGTGAGCAAGGTGCTCCTACAGGTGGTGGAGATCAAAGACCACCTCAACAACAGCAACAAGAGCTTCCCCCTGAATTATTACAAGCACTTCAACAAGTAGGTGGGTAATGGATACTAAACTTGCTAAACAAGTTTTACCTTTAGTTAATACAGCACGTTTTACAGAGTTACTAGAATTATATTTGAACGAGAAGATTAATGAGCATCATCGTGTATTAGAACAGTCTGATGATGCAGCGACTCTGCATAGGGCGCAGGGTGCAGTTACTGCGCTAAAAAAATTAATGCACATGAAAGATGAAGTGCAGGGATCAGCAAGAAGGGATTAATTATGGCAGAGATGACTGAGAAGCAAATGGAGATGCTGCTCAAAAGTGATGCAGATCGTACCAGAGGTTTCACTCAAGAAGAGATGGACGAAATGCAACAGGAGCTTGACAGGCAAAATTTAGAAGATAAGCAACGTCAAGACGAGGAGATGAAAGAAGAGTTTTCTCCTGGCTTAGAGGAGGATAGAACTGCTCCTCTTAAAGAAGAACCAGAAACTCGTAAAGCATCTGCTGATATGTCTGTTGGTGAGTTTGTTGCTAGTATGCTAGGCGATGATAAAAATGAAGAAGTTGTTACAGCAGCAGAGGGTGGTTCAATTGAAAAAGAAGCTGATTTTGTTAAAGACGACGATGAAGAACCTGCTGATCCTCCTCCAGG